GCCCAGCTCCGGCGTTCGCGTCGTCAAAACCAGAGCCGATAAGAAAAAGACTTTAATCATTCGAGCATTTAAATATTTGAACCAATTTTGGGTTTAGGTTTGGATTTATCTATTGTTTTGCCAGAAGACTTTTTGATATTTTTAGTATCCAAACAAAGAGCTTGGGTGTGAATGATTAGCGGAAATTTTCCTGATGAAACGATGGATTTAATCAACTCACCGCCCCTATGGTAACATTGTCCGATTTCGGAATATGGTCCTCTTTGATCATCCAACTGAACCAGACCAGGCATCCCCAATGCCGAAAATATGACGAGCGAATACCACACTATTTCTGTCTCCATTCCCTGATGGCAATTGCCAAACGGACCAAGACCAGGCAAACGCCAGTAACGGCGATTACAAGTTCCAGCCCTGAGGTCAACTGCACCCACCAAGGTATGGTGATAGCCCCAGCGCCTACGCTGAGATCAATAGCGGTTTTGTTCATATTAATGTCCGTTAAATTTATCGCGGAGTTTGTTGGTGTAGTCCCAGAGTGCGCCGACTTGACTTCGTAGCTGATCGACTTCAGTGCGGAGCTTTACGGTTTCAACGTAGGTATCGCGCTTTTCGATAACGTCTAAATCTTTCTGGATTTCCTTAACTTGAGCGGAGAGTTTTACGGCCACGACAATCAGGCCGATTATGAAAACAATTTGATGCCAGTGCGAAGTGATTAGCTCCATACATTATTCGTCCTCTTCACGGCAGTTACAGTCGTCGCATGAACAATGGGGACACTTTTCAGAGCAATGACAGTCATGAGTGCAATGGATACAGCGTTCCATTAGGGCTTCGCTATATCGTTTTTGACTTTTGCAATCGCATCTTTCCAAGTCGTCGTGCCATCCACTAAATCGTGATATTGCATGTCCAATTGATCACCTATTTCTGGATAGGCTGCACGGCGTACATCTTTATAGGCAACGGCAGCAATTGCAGCATCGTCGCTATCGGCAGTCGACTTATCGTAAGTGATTGTCTTCTTATCTGCATCGACTACCCAGTAATCCATTCTCTCAATATCTGGTTTATTGGCAACAAACCCGCCGTAAGTTGAGACGTGAGTTTCAGCTTCGGATTTGTTGGAGAAATCCAGATACTTGGCGATCTTGCCGTCTTCCGAACGAACAACTGCAATATACTTTTTCATTACATCACCTCAAATATACGAAATGTTGACGACACCAGCATCGAATGTATTGCTACCACCAGTCGTTGTCAGTTGGACCCGATCGAGTTCCGCACTCAAGGACTTGGACCCGGCCCCAATGTAACCATTGGCACCATCGGATCGACCAAGCACCCAAAATCCTGTCCACGTATAATCACTTGAGTCTTCCAGAGTTAGTATGGCCTGGCCGTGATAAACGTGGGAGCCGTCACCACCGTTGGTCATCTGGAAAGCATTACTCAATGCAGCCATACTACCAGAGTGATCAGAAGTCCGACCCAGGTAGGAACTGGTTTCATAGCCGCCACTATCTCCAATCTGAATACACAGCTCAGTGGACCCTGATGAAAAACTCACCCCCACCATCTGCATGTTGATCATCTTGGTACCAGCAGGGATAGAGGTGAACGACATGGCTGTGCCAGAAGTTGTTGCCTGTTCAGTTCCCTGAGTGAAGCCGCCACCGCCAGCGGCTTTTACCAACCCGCCCGCTCTCCCGACATTATCAGAAAGTACGCCGCTCATCGGGTTAGATCCACATAAGAAACAACCACATCAACATTGGCACTAGAGGCCGTTGCAGCACAAAGATGATCTTCGTCTACAATGACTAAACGGTCATTATAAACAAAAGTCTCGTTAGCCCCTAAGGCTTGGTCGGACAGGATTTCGTAATCCGTTCCCCCGCCGCCGTCGTCGATATAAAGATCAACTGTTTCCGCCGCCCCCGCCGTCTCACAGAATGAGATGCTGAGTATCGTATAAGTGTGACCGTTGACGCCGTTGATCAGAACACTTTCCGAATTTGTAACCCCCGCCGTGTGAGATACGCTTATAAGTTCACTTGCCATAATTTACTCCTGTTAAAAACCAAATATCAAAGCCTTACCTGTCGAGGTAATGGATGGGTTCATCGAGCCAGAAACAGCGACCACGCCGCTGCCTTTCGCTGAAATGTTGATGTCCACGTTTGTATTGTCGCCTGTGGCCGAAAGGGTCGGACCCGCTCCTGACGCGGCATTGGCTATGGTGAACTCATTCACCGCCGAACCCGTTTCTGAGAATTTCAGTAATTCCAGAGTACCGTCGCCTAAAGCGTTCCCGTTCACGTCAAGCTGCCCACCCAACTGAGGACTGGAATCGGCTACCACGCTTGCTATACCCGCACCAGAAGCCAAGGAACTGATTAACTGGAAATTGGTGCCGTCATAAACGATATGGCATATGGAACCGCTTTCAATATCATTCGCGGCAATCGCCTGGTCATTGAATTTTTTTATACTTTTAGTGGCAAGCCCATCAATCGCGATGGTACTGGCTCCCGTCGAGGCATGATTGGCTTTAAAAATAAAACTGTCGCCAACGGCTATTGCAGATATGGTTCTGGATGCGGCTAGGACATAAGCACTGGACGACCCAGAGGTGGAGATTGATCCATTGGTATCAGCGTAAAACCTGGCAATCATGGCACATAGGGCGCGACTGGCATTGTTCAGATCTGATGGCGGCATGTTCTCTGGAAAACCAGCGTTAGCCGCCGTACCAGTGTTACTGGCATCAGTAGTGGAAAGATCTTTCAGTTCACTCATCAGTTAATTCCTTGGCGGCGCGTCGGGCGCACCTGTAACAGTGTTATAAATGTCGACAACCAACGGCCCCGCGAAATCACCAAGACCCTTCTCGCCAACACGGCGACCTGTCTTTTCAGCCATTGCAGCCATTACCGCTCGAACGCCGTCATAGAGATGATCCATCTTGGTTCCTGTTAGTATTTTGGAAATCGAGGTCGGGTCTGTTCCCGACGAGAGAAGCATATCGCCAACATGCTTCAGCACACGGTCCTTGGTCGCTTCCGCTCCTTCGGATCGAATACGGCCAATGATACCTGATATGATACCTTCTCTTGAAAGGCCGCTTGGCATACCCGATTGTTTGATTAAGGCGTCAATGGATCTTTTCAGAGGTTCGGTTCGGGAGCCGCGCAGCATAGTGGCAGATGTGTCAAACATCATAATTTCATCGTCCATTTCCCTGCGAAAACGCTCAAACGCTTCGTCACTCGAAAACGCTTCCTTCAAAGTTCTCAGGCGGTCCCCCTTGAACAATCTCTTTATTGTGGTTGGCTTATCGCCGCCCTCCTTAATGAGATTTCTGATGGAATACGCCACACCGCGAACCAGTGCGTCTTTTTCGGCGGTTCCCATCTTCGTCACATCATGCAGGGCAAAGCCGATCTTGGTTTCATCGACCATACGAAATAACTCATACCCCTTGTTCATGGCGGACTTGATCTGTGCGGGTTCGGCAAACGTCAGTCGCGCCGTCTTATAGGCACCGCTTGGGTCCACGACATCACTATCAAGAATGTCTAATAGCTGGTTTTTCCTTTTCAGGATCTGCCCTGATATCTTTGTTGGAAGTCCGGTTTTTTTGTTCAGACTTTTTTCATAGAATCTATCCAGACCCTGTTTGACAAGATCCCAAGTTCTTGGATCAGTTGCTTTGTTTAAATCAAACTTTTCGCCCAGTTCTACAAAAAATTTAGCTTCTTTTGCCGCTTTTTTAATTAGTGAATCTTTTGCAAATTCACCTAACCATAACTGGACTTGCATCCCGCTAACGTCCATGCCCTCAAATGCCGACCTGTATGCAGGATCGGACAACCCTTTCTGGGCCTTGCTGATGTCAATAATTTCGTCAGCCATGGACTGCCCCAATGGCTTTTTGCTATTCAGCCCACGTCTGACACTTTCCATAAGCCGTTTGTGTAAACGGCTCTCCCTGTCCTTCATGGCTTTTCGCACCACAGGCATCGCTCTACTTGGCAAATTGGCTACGGCCTGAGTTGTGCTTCGCAGATTTTCTCCCAAGTCACCCAGAACAACATCCCCTTGGCGTGATCCAGTGACCTGTCCCGCTCTTTGCAAGATAGCCTCTGGCCCTTCATCAAGCGCAGCGGCATCCTGAATAACTTTTTTGGCTGCTTGCTCATCGGCACTGGTTCCAAGCGCTCTGGCCAGACCACGTTTCATTGCAGGGCCAAGCGCTTCAACACCGCCTCGCATCAGAGTTCCGCCAGCGGCTCCTCCTACTGAACCGCCTATACCTGACTGAACACGATTGGCGAGAGTATCCTCACCCTTTCCAACGCCTGTAATTCCACCTTCAGCGGCACCATGCAGTGCGGCCTTTCCAAGTCTCCCCAACGTGGTCGCAGCTCGTGCCTGACCTAGCCCAGGGATGAGCATTGTCGGGGCGGCACCTGCCACCTCCAGACCTAATGCTTTTGCGGGAAATGCCTGTTCGTATTGTTCAATATCTGCCCGCTCTTCAGCAACGGCCTTGTCATAATCCTCACCACCTAATGCTCTAATACCAGCGGTGATTTCATCTCCGAACCCGAAGGTTACTCCCTGCCCCATTAATCTGAAGACGTTGGCCCAAGATGCAATATGGTCATCAATATCGGATAGCTTGGCTGGGCTACGATCAAGTTTCATCTCTTCGATAATTTGATCATCTGTCCTTTTTAATTTTCGAAGGCGGGTAACTTCTTTTGCCCATTTCGCCATCTTGTCGGCTGGAAAAGTTCTGGCCATTATCTAAACGCTCCTTCTTCTGAGAGCCTCGATTTTTTAAGCAAATCCTGTGAGAACTTGGGTAATTTATGACGTGGTGAGATTATTCGGTCTGGATTAAGGGCATAATATTCTGCCTGATCCTTGTAGAACGTTTCTATGTTACTCGCACTTCGTTCTGCCATTTGGCCTAAACTCAGAACCAATTTACGCATATCTCTTGCTAAGTCTTTTCCCAGAACACGGGCCTCGGTAACTTGCTCCAACTTCAGCCTGATTTTCTGGGCGTGGGACATTATTTCCCTGCCCAGTTGAACTTCACCCTCTCTAACGGTACTCGCAGGATCAAGAGCCGTAATGGTAATATAAAGTGTAACCAGATCATCTACGCCTGATGTGCTTCCTGTGCCTTCATTTGCGTTAAGCATCCGAAGGGCCTGTTGAGCCGCCCTGATAATCTTGGACGTATTCTTGGTCTTGTCGCCAAATTCTTTTCTGAACTGGGTGGTTCTATCGAACTTTTTATTAACAATGCCAGTAAAGGTGCTGCTCACAATCTTAGGATCTCTTGTGGCAAGTGCTGTTCTCATTTGCCCCAATTCTTGCTGCATGAAGTCTGTGCCTAGCACGCTTTTCAGTCGGGCCTTGATCGCCTCATCGTCACCCCCGCCTTCAAAAATCTTTTGCATATTTTGAACTTGTTGGTTCTCACTCTCTTGCTTAATTAAAGCGGGTAATGCTTGTGGGATAGCTCCAGCGGGGCCATATCTCGCTACCATTTGTTTTTTAAGTGCCAAAGCCGCTTGTTCTTTCTGGGCCTTGCCGTAATCAGCCGCAAATGCCTGAAGTGCTGGACCAACCACGGCCCCTGTTTGGATAGGCATGGCCGAAGGACCGCCAGCTTTGGCAAATTGACCCGCTGCGCCTAACAGACCCGCACCTAGTGCTTGTTGGTTACCTAAAAGACCGCCACTTCCAGCTAGTATTGGTTGCATCTGGGGCTGCGCGAATTGGCGAACTAGGATTCTAGGGGCGTTAGAAATTCGAGGTCCAATAGTCTGAGTAAGTTTTTGAGGAGCCGAAGATTTAACGACCTTCGGCATAGGACGTTGAGGGATAAACCCCATATTTTGAAGAGGTGGCAACCCTTGGTTAACTGACCTTGGTACTATTTGAATACCAGCCCCAGCTGGATTTACCCAAGCCATTAAAGTAGCCCCCCAAGTGCGCCTAAGCCGCCCAACGCCCAAGTTCCGAAGTCACCCATGTTGCCGCCTAACCGACCAGCTGCTCCAAGACCTCCTAAGCCACCACTGATAAAACTGGCCGCTGGATTGGTAAAGAAAGGCTGAGTTTGGGTGCCAGTCGAACCATAACCGCCCCCGACCATCCCAAGATAATTAGCTAATTTATTAAACGGTTTTTCCTGGGCAAAATTAAAGCGATCAATATCCGCACTCAGTTCAGCTTGGCGTTGTTGATCAATAAGGCTTCCAGCCCTGGCTAGTTGGGCAATATCACTGTAGTCGGCCTGTGCGATTGGGTCCGCCATACCAATGGCGTCGTGCATCATGCCACGTTCTCTTCCGTAGTCGGTGTAAGCGATATTGCTGGAAAGGTTAGCGAGTGTATTCGCCAGATTATATGTCGCGTCATCATGCATGGAGCGATATGCGTCTGAGCCATAACGCCCTGCCCTTTCGAAGGCGCTGTCAATGCCAGGGCGGGTTACTCTTTCATAATTTCTCGTTACCCCTTCTGAGGCGGCATCAATCATATCCTGTAAATAAGGGTTAGCTCCCAAAAATCCGCCAGTAAGGGTCTGATTAACAAGTTGCTGCGCGTTGGGAATGAGATCGCTACCAGTCAGCGCTCTTGCTTCCTGTAGATTTAGTGCCGTCTGAGTCGTCGGACTAAGAGGTGCAACCGTTGAATCGGGATAGTATTCAGGCGCCGGTGACTCGTATAAACTCTGCGCCTCGCCGAATATATTCTTCAGGTGCGGTTGCTGTTCCGACCAAGGTTCCTGCACATTTTGCGTCACAACCGTTCCAGCTGGTCGCTGTGAACTTCCGCCTAAACTAGCCATTTTTTTCTTGCTCCTTCATCCAATCTTCAATTCCTTCACCGTGTTCCTGGTGGTAAAAGTTGTTGACGTCCTTAGCCACTTGCGCGGCATGTTCCTGCCCACCAATTAAAAGCGCGACGACGTGTATGATTTGCTCCAGGGCTTCTCGATAAACGAAGCCGTATTCGTTTTGCCATTCGTTCGAAGCGTTCCAGAGGTGCATCGAACTCGACATCACTGGCAGTAACCATTTGCCGTGATTCAAATAAAAGGGGTTGGTTGGTAGTGAGACTAAACTCAGGTGAAGAAGTCTTGTGATCTTCTCCGAACCTTCTGCGTCACCGTCCGCGTAATCATCCGCGATCTGGGATATTTCTGCCAATGTCTGCAGCAAGACGACCGCATCTTTATCGCCCAAACACCAGCCAAAAAGTTTTTCTGCTTCTTCCTCAACCGAGAATGACATACTTGAATATCCGATCGGCCTGAGAATTACTGGCGTGACTAATCGTGAAAGTCTGTTTTCCTACTGTCCCGATATAAGTTGTCGCCAAAGCCCCAGAACTGTTAGCCGTAGTGGGCATGATTAAAATTATACTATCCGCCCCTACTCTGGCGTCTGTTACGACGGTAGAGGTTGCCGAGGTTGCCAATGTGGCCGAACCAGTTGCGTTGATCTTGCCGTCGCGCAATGAGTTAACGCCGTTGGCCAAAAGCCTTCGGTGTTCTACCTCATCGGCCCAAGTCACTGGGATTGGAAGAAAGCCCTGGGCCATTATCTAAAGCCCCGCCCTCTCCACGTCACATCAACGCCTTGAGCATGATCGAAGCCGCCAGTGATATTAACCCTCACTTTGTGATAGCGATGATTCTCCCGAACTGGCGCATTGCCTGTTGTATTCAGTGACACAGCACTTCCGAATGAGGCCGTCGCCGTCCCTATACTTCGACCCGCCATCTGAACAGTTGTTGTTGCGGATGATCCTTCAAAGATGGGGCGTACCAAGTTTATAGATGATCTGCGCCCTGCTATGGGTTGAAACTCTGTTGTTTCAATTTTTGCAGCCAATCCTGTTCCTGTGAAGTAAGCCAGATTGTTAGAGGTATTGAAGGCCGTCAGAATTACTGAACCGCCACTCCAAGCGCGGCTATCCAAAGAAAATGCCAAGGAATCTAAATCTGTTGATACCTCATCCAAGGTATCCAAAGTTTTACCAGTGGACAGTGATCTTGCGATCATCTCATGCTGAAACTCTGCCGTGGACCACTTATTATTGGCCCAGTCATATATTATCAGCTTGTTAGGGGTTCCGCTTGAGTGACCTGATCCAGGGTATGACAAAATATATAAATGGTTGATCGGGTCTATTGCACTCGTAACTCTTGATGCATAGGCAATATCGAAATCATCTTCAAAAAACCTGTCAATCTTGTTAGCGCCAATTGGGGTTACTTTCGATCCATCTTCCAGAACGTAAAAACCGTCGTCAGAGTAGAAGAAGACCGTTCGACCTAGTGCAGCAACCGAACCGCTTACAGGAGTACCCCTAGTTTGGCTTATTTCCGAAGCGGAAAATATCAAAGGTGTGCCCACGTAGTCTAGGCGAAATATGCTCCGTTCCAGCATGACGATGCCGTACTCACCGCCGACCAGTGCCATAACAGCACCGCCGTTACCCACAAAATCCTGAAAATCAGACTGTGTTGTTTGAGAAGCGGCCCATGTCTCGGCATTATCTATGCCCGACCATCTCGTTCTATTCTGGTAACCAGTACCTGATTCAACCAAATTTCCCAGCATCACAAAGCCACGAACCACTGCGATATGTCTGGCTTTCGGCGGACTACCGCCCAGGTCTTCCCATTCGGTACTGGTTCCCAGTGTAAACTTTTGCGGGGCATCGGAATAATTTGTGGCTATCATTGTGTTTCCGAACTGCCCGAACGCCCAGACCGCGTCTTCGGCTGTTGAGAAACCACTATCAGTTGCTGTAAATGCCTTGCCTTCGAGCTTGTAGAGTTTAGTAGCATCTCCAGCGAATAAGGTGACCACTCCAGCTGATGATTGGCCCGCAAAAGTCCCTTGGCACCGTGCTGTTAATGGCGTTGTTGAATAGGCAGCTAATGACTTTAATTCCCGATAGCCTTGAGGCGTCGGAATAACGTTATCCGCAATAGTCGCCCCAGGGTTCTGGAAATCGGGCAGATCAGGCAGAAATTCGCCAAACGGTATCATTTAAGCCGCCGTCACTGCGAGTGGCGATCCGCTCAAGGCTTCTGCGTCGTCTTGCGCCTGGATTTGCTTGATAGCTTCCTGATATTTACTTTCCCAGATCACCAAACGTTCATCGTTCTGCAAAAAGGGTTCGCACTCCACAAGGGTTCCGAACAAAATGGCTTCGGGAAAATCCCCGATTATGAAATTAAAATTGTTGCTGTTACTAAGGGCGGTTAGTTTCTTGTAGAAAATTCCCTTGATGGCATAGTCAGAGTCGGGGAAAGGACCGAATATAAAATTGCTTCCTTCTCTCGCAAAAAACGTAGGTTTCGAGTCTGCTGATCTGGTTGGAAAATTCTCATATATAAATGACAGGTCTTTTCTTTGCAGAGCCTGTACTGGTGCCGTATCGATATACATGAACTTCATTTCGATGTAACCGCTTGGCACAGAAATGACGCCCGAAGATGTGGTCGCGCTCAAGGCGGTTTCCATATCGGCAACCCGAACATCTCTGTAAATTCGGTTTTCGGCAAAAGTAATCGCAGCCTCTACCTGATCTCCAATGTCAGAACGATCTAGGTAATCCTCCACCGTGCTTTTAAGTGTGTGCCAGTTGGTTATAGCCATTACAGTCCTAATTCTTTCATCGAAATATGTTTCACTTCTTTCGAGAGATCATGGTCGACATAAATTTCGACCCCCGCCTGATACCACTTGAGGCAACAGAACGAACC